GCCCGAAGGGGCGACCCCCATTAAAGAAATGATGGAAAACTATCCAGACTGGGTGTGGTTACCATGCCCAGTCTGTGATGAGTTTGCTCATTTTATGGAAGACCGTTATGGTATGCACGCTTGGTGTTTTGATTCACCAACGGGTAAAAGGATGATTCCTACGCTCCGCAGAGCGGGGAAGGGAACTCTAGAACTCTTCTTGTTTGAGGAGTAATTCTTCCCAGGCATTAACAATGCTGGTGTTTTCCTTAATCCATAATCTTCTTTGATCAGCACTTGATCCGCCCCATACACCATGGTCAATTTTATTCTCTAATGCGTATTCATGGCATTCTTTTTGCACCGGACACGTAAAACAAATTTCTATAGCTTCTTTCATTACGGCAGATTGCCCTTGACCGGGAAAGAATAAATTCATATCTTCTTTGTTGCAGGCAGAGTATTCGTAAAACTCTGGCCTGGATCTCTGTAACGCTATTAGAAAGTCAAGTAATTCAAATTCACTATAAGACAAATAGTCCGACACTTTAGTCCTTGGGGTTAAAGCCCCCAGAGACATGAAGATGGGAATTTGATAACGCAAAGGAACGTTTCATATCCGTGCAACTCCACCCACAGGCGCATGTTGAGATAAATTTCCCCTTTATCATTTCAATTTGTACGTAATGTGTAGTTACTATTCTTCCCACGACCACTTAATAAAACCTCTCCGCCACGCTTCCTGTGGATACTGTCCTATCATTATATGACAGTAACGACACACTGTTTTATAATTACTTAGATTATCTCCAACAATTTTTCCACCAGCAGAACGAGCTTTAACTTCATGCACATCAACCGCTGTTTCAAAACATTGTTCGTCCCAATACACCTGACATACAGGAAAATTCTTTAACATTTTTTCTACAAAGGGCCTGCGCTCCTCGTAAATCTTTTTCATTTTATCCGACCTGGGCTTCAGCGCTTTATGTGCTGTAAGCCCGCTTTTTGCTTTTAGGGCCGATCTAATGACTAAAGGGGCTCGCGATACGAGCCCCTTTTTAGTCTGCAATGGTTTGCGTCTTTTCACAAATAATAGTGTATCAGTTGTTCTTCCAGAATGGCTATCTGGCGATGTGCTTCCGACAATTGACTGTGCATCCGTTCGTTCTCTGCGGTTAGTTCCCTAACTCTGATGAGAAGCTCTTCGGTGTAGTGAGTCAAAGCGTCATCGTATGTAGACATTAGGCTCCTATCTCTCTGTATGAAGCGAGCAAACTTCTAAAACCTTCAAGCTGTGAACGGACTGTAAGTAGCGCTTGACGACAGGCATCGTGCTTTGCTTCCATTGCCGTAAGAGAACGTAGTTCTGCTTTTGTCGCTACTCGAGCATAGTCATCGGCCATGTCAACGGTCAGTTTCCTTCCGTCAACATCAGCATGCATTCGTTCTTCAATTCTTGCCTGAGCATAGGCGGTCTTATACCGTTCTTCTGCCTCAGCTTTATCATCACAAATACGTGTAAAGTCTTGCGTCAGCCTCTCCATAGTGGAGATGGCCGAACGCATGGCTTCTTCAATCTTTGCGTGACTGAGTGGAGCAGAATTGTTCATTAGAAGTTGTCAAAACTCTTTGATGAACCCGAACCGCTCATTGCTGATTCTTTCTTTTCGTTCTTTGTAATTTTTGCTGTTGCCCAACGAAGGTCGGCAGCAACGGTGTCAGCAACAATTTCTCCTGCTGTACCCTTTGTTCCATCCTTGCGCTCAAAGTCCTTCATTGAAAGACGACCAACAATAACAACACGGGAACCCTTTACAAGGCTCTCAGAAATGTTTGTTGCTACTGAGTCAAAGGCTACAACGTCATAGAAAGATGTTGATTCTGTTCCTGACTTGTCTTTGTATGTGTCAGCAACACCGAAACGAATGTAAGCCAAACCGTCATTAGAAAAGCTGAGCTCTGGATCTCGAGTGATGTTACCGATAATTGTAATTGATGTTGACATAATTCTCCTTATGCGTCTTGTAGTGCTTTTAGTGATTCAATGATAAGTTTGGCATCGTCCATAGACAATTCCTCAAGCGAACCAACCTTACGACTAGTTAACTCTTCAATCTTATCGTACATCTGTAAATCGTCCCAACCAAGACCCTTGTGGGTAATTGCCCAAATTGCCTTAGTCTGGTTTTCTGTTACTGCACGACTATTGCCACCCGATGGTCGGGGTGCAGATGCCGCAGTAGCAACTTTGTCGCTCAAGCTTGGCTTGGAAGCGTTTGCTGATGGTGTGCTTGCCGCTACACCGTCATCGTCAGAATCCGCCACAAGCCCCAAGCAGGCCATGTAGGAGTAACGACGAGCATAGGTCGTAGCCGAACCTTGCGACATTGGGTCATTCTTAACCATGTGCAACTTCATTGCATAGGAGATGTATTCACCCGATGTGTGAAGAAGGTACGTCATAAGTAAATCGCCACCATCGCTGTCGTAGGTGATGAATTGGCTAACAGCCAAACCATGCTTTGCAAGCACTGGGCCCGCGCTTGCCACAACATCTGGCAATGCAGCATACGTACTTTTAAAGAATGGATTGACTGACCCTTTTGGTACGGCAGAAAATTCTGCCTGTGCAGCTACTAGTGCGGTGACTAATTCGCTGATTGATTCGCTTTGCATAATTGTTCCTTTTCTTTGTTTAGGTAATTTATTATAATGGTTGTTGGTACGGTTGTCAAGAACTAGTTTTTAATTTCTCGAAGAACCCTAGAACCGGGTCTAAGACTGGTAAATTTGGCATAAATTTCTGGCATTTGACTTTGAAACTTCTTGGAATCAAATGTCTCGGTGTCTTTGTTGGCACGGTACGAGAACAGAGGTTGACCGTCAACGGTGGCATACTCTGCATCACCAACAAGTTCTAGTATCTGCGCACGAAGTCGCTTGCGCTCACGCTCAGCATCATCTGAAGCTTCTTTGGCAAGCGTAAATTCGGCCCAAAGCTCTTTTAGTTTTGATCCACCTTCATATACTTTGCCGGTTGAGTGACGTGGGTACATTTTTGATTGGGCAGATTCAGTTGCCTCACTGCCATCGGTAGGTGGTGGGTTAAGTGTAGAAACAGCATCCCAAAACAAAGATTCCGCAGCAATAAGGTTTTCTGCAATTTCTTCGTCCCACGTCATGTTGCGCACTTGAATTCCTTGTCCGCCAATTAATGCACAAAAAGTAATTGCTTTTACACCGGTCACAACGCCGTAGTGGTACCCCTGAAGCATGTAGCTCTGTGGAACCTGATTGTTTGACCATGCGCCAGGATTTCCTGGGCTAGCAATACCGGCAGTTTTAACTTCAAGAATGCGCTCAATGCCACAAGGCGGAATAACTAGGTTTCTGTAGTCTGTTACGACACCGGCAGGGAATTGATCGGAAGGTTTAACAATAAGAAAGTCAAGGTTGGCAAACATAAACTCTTGGCCATCTCGCTCTGACCAAATGATTACAGGCCACTCAACAACAGCGACGTTATAATCCTTGGCGTATTTCTCAGCAATGGGACGTTCAAGAATGTTTCCCCACTCAGTGGCTTCGTTACCTTCAAACGTGCGCTCAACAATTCCAGTTTTTTCTGACCACAAGGCGTATGGAGAGTTGTATTTATTAACTCCGCAAATAGTTCCAGCATCAGAACCACCAATTCCACCCTTGCGTAGCTCAAGCCACTCTTCGTTGTTTTTATCCCATACAGGAATAATCTTTACGTTATCCACTACTTAATCCTTAAAGTTCTAGCAACACCATCGGTGTAATCAATCAATTTTAAACTACGTAACACCCTACACTCTGCGTGTATCGTTCCAAGGGAAATCCCAGTCAATTCAGCAACATCACGAAAGCTTGGTGAATAACTGTTTTTCTTTAACCAAGATTCAATTGCTTTAATAATTTCGGTTTGGTTATATTTTTCTTGATTAATTGATTTCTTCTTCATCTGCAATCTCCATTTCAAAATTAACGTCTTTTGTAATTTCCATTACTTCTTTATAAATAGATTCGTAAAGTTCTGGTTTTTCTTTTAGATTGACGCAAGCCTTATCTCTTCCTTGACCAATGTGCTCACCTGCATAAGTAATCCATGCGCCAGATTTCTTGACAACGCCAAAGTCAATTGCACAGTCAAGCAGTGCGCCTTCTTTTGGAACGCCAATACCGTACACAAGATCAAACTCTGCCTGACGGTATGGTGTGGCAAGTTTATTTTTTACAACTTTTACTCGGGTTCGATTGGCCGTTGCTTCCTCACCCTTTTTGATGGTTTGAATACGGCGAATGTCTAATCGCACAGAAGAATAGTAACCAAGGGCACGACCACCTGGAGTAAACTCAGTTGGACCAAACATCTTGCCAATAGATTCACGAAGTTGATTAATAAAAATAACCAATGTATTGCTGTCAAATGCTGGTCCGGTCAGCTTTCGTAGTGCCTGACCCATTAAACGAGCCTGCAAACCTACGTTTGCCTGACCCATTTCACCCTCTAGTTCTGCCCTAGGGGTTAGTGCCGCCACAGAGTCCACCACAATTACGGCAATTTTGCCAGTTTCTGCTAGGCGAATAGTAATTTCCAAACCTTGTTCTGCCGTTGAAGGCTGGGTCAAAAGCAGGTCATCAAGGCTTACTCCCAGGGCCTGTGCATATCCAGGGTCCAGGGCGTGCTCAGCGTCCACGTAGGCGCACTGTAAGCCCCTTTTTTGGGCCTCTGCGATGGCGTGCATAGCCAGGGTACTCTTACCCGAAGAAGGGGGTCCAAAAAACTCTACAATGCGTCCTCGTGGCAAACCACCGGTGCCTAGCGCAAGGTCTAGGGGCAAAATCCCCGTTGATATAACCTCTACGGGGGTTACCTCGGAGCTATTTAACCTTACAATTGTGCCTGGTCCAAAGTTCTTATTAATCTCATCTATAACGCTTTCTAGCGTGTTTTCAGTAGTTTTTGCCTGTTTGGCCATACTGTCCTTTCGTTGATACTGGGGAACTATACACGAACCTATGTTCATTGTCAACAATTACATTTGACAAATGAACATTTGTATTGTAGGCTTCGGCCTATGAAAACTTATTATGCCAAGAAAAACTATGCGGTGGTTGACGGTAACTACATACTTGTTTACTCCCGTTATAGCCAAGCTTTTGTTGATGATTGCCGTCAAATTGAAGGGCGAAGATGGAGCGATGCTGAAAAAGCAAACGTCTTTCCAATGTCTTCGGCGCCCCTAGTTCGTGCATTAGCCGTTAAATGGAACATTGATCTTCCAAAAGAAATACGAGAAGTTCCCCAAGAAGAGGTACAAGAAAGTCTTCTTGGCTACATAAACAACGTAGACATTAAGGGCGATGAAATTACTGTTCAATTTAGCTACGACCCAAGAATTATTAATTCAATTCGCACCATTGTTCCTGGCATTAAATGGGACGCGAGCTACAAGGTGTGGCGAACACCAAGAAAAAACATAAAGCAAGTAGCAATGTTGGCTTCTCGTTTTAATCTTACCGTGTGCAATGAACTTGAAGAAGAAATACAAAAATTTATTGACGAGGCAGATGAAATGGTCAAAGCCTCTTCATCGTTAAATGCAAGAGTTGAAATACCTAACATTGCCATTGAACTTCTTCCTTATCAGCAAGCAGGTGTTGCATACTTGCAAAAGGCTCGCAAAGCAATTCTTGCAGACCAGCCCGGTCTTGGAAAAACAGCACAGGCATTAGCAACCGTTGCATCGGAGAACCGCTATCCAATGGTTGTTGTTTGTCCTAACACTTTAAAACTTAACTGGGAAAGAGAAACAAAAAAATTCTTTCCCAGTCTTTCGGTTTCAGTTCTTAACGGAACAAAAAGCGAGAAGATTGAAAAGTCCGATGTAATTATTATCAATTACGACATTCTTCACGAACGCACACCAGATATTTTTGAACATGGTTTTTATTCACTTGTTGTTGACGAAGCACATGCCATCAAAAATGGAGAGAAAAAATCTTTTTGTATTGATTGTAATAAACCTGTTCGATCTAACGCAAGGCGTTGCGAATGCGGTTTAACGTTTAAAGCACCAGAAGAAAGATGGACCGTAAAACGTACAGATGCGGTAATGAAGCTTGCTAAATCGCTTGAATCTGATGATTTTGTATTTCTTTTAACTGGCACTCCTATTACCAATCGTCCTGAGGAACTTATCTCGCAACTTGAAGCAATTGGAAGACTTGATGACTTTGGTGGCGCTTGGCGTTTTAAAAGTCGTTATGCACCGAAAAAAGGAATGTCAACAAACGCTGCAGAACTTAACGAAAAACTTCGTTCAATGTGTTTTGTTCGCCGTATGAAATCTGACGTTTATGGGGATTTGCCACCTCTTCGCAATGCTGTTCAGTATTTATCAATTAGCCCCGAAGCAATGGCAAGTTATAAAAAAGTTGAGGCAGATGTTGTTGAATACTTTGCTAACCGCGCACAGGCAATTGCTGAAGAAGAAGGCAGTGATGGATCAAAAGCTTATTGGGAGAAGAGGCTTAGACTTGAACGCAATCAGGGGCTTATTCGGATTACTGGTTTGCGTGACGCCGTTTCAAAAATAAAATACGACAACATCATTTCATGGTTAGACAATTTCATTGAATCAAGCGATACTGAAAAAGTAATTGTTTTTGCCGAACACATTGAACTTGTTGAAAAACTCTATGAAAGATACAGTGGCGTTGCCGTTAAGGTTCGTGGTGGTGTTTCAACCGATGACCGAATGGCAGCGGTTGACTCATTTCAAAACGACCCTAAGTGCAGAATGTTTATTGGAAACATGCAGGCAACCTCAGAGGGTTTAACGCTTACGGCTGCGTCTGACGTTGTGTTTTGCGAACTAGGATGGACTCCTGCAATTCACGAACAATGCGTTAGTCGTTGCTATGGTCGAACTAACGACATGCACGGCGCAACAGCATGGTATCTACTTGCTCCAGAAACAATTGACGAGTATGTTTATGGTTTGCTAGAAAAGAAAAAGAAAATTGTGGATGCAGTTACCAACGGCGAAGATTCTGTTCAGAACACGAGCATTTTTGGTGATTTGGCTGTATATTTGGCTGAAAGAGGAATGGAGCAATAATGGAAATTATGGAATTTTCTACAAACGGGGAAGACATCTTCTCAAAGATAGAAATTAATGGCGAAGTATTTTATGGAGACATAACCGACGAACGATCGGTACACATTCCTTTTTGGATTTTTGCTCACAAAGACTTGTCCGACAGAGCTATTCGCATTTGGGGTTACCTTAAGGGCGCCGTAAGTGGAGCATTTGACATACCAGGCACTTCACATACTGCTTTAGCCGACCTTCTTAACGTGAGCGAGACAACCGCACGCAGAGCAATTTATGAACTTAGAGAGGCCGGTGCAATCACGGTTCAACCACGATTTAAAAATGGTAAGCAGGTAAAAAATGCGTACTACTTGTGGCCTGCTGAACCTGTTAATTTGACCCCAACTAGGGTGTCCACAGGTGACGAGGGTGAGCACACACGCTCAGCAGTATATAATAATAATATAGATATAAATATATCTAAGGAACAGCCAGTTAAGAGAACTCGTAAAAAGCGTGTTGTAAACACTTATCCAGAAGAGTTTGCACAGATATGGAAAATCTATCCAAGGAAGCTTGGAAAGCCCAAAGCATTTGAAGTATTCAATGAAACACTTAGCGATGGCAAAACAACGTTTGAAGACTTACTTACTGCAACGATTAACTACGCAGAAGAAAGAAAAGGCAAAGCAGAAACTTATACGTTGCATGCGTCTACGTTTTTCGGTGGATCAGGAAAGTGGCAAGCGTACTTGTATGGTTGCGCACCTGATGTTGAAAAGTTTGTAATGACGGATGAGCTTTTGGTGCTTGCAGAGATTTATGATTCGTATGACCTCTCGGGTGTTTGGAAAAATCCAACTACTGGTGAAACGTCTCTTGACAATCCAATAAAAAACGGTTACAGTCGTCCTGTAAACAATTTAGAACAAACAATAGACAAAAACGGAACGCCATATGCACTAGATTCAGCATCAGGCAAGCGCAAAAACATTTAAAGGGACATAATGTCAAACTCAGTACCGCATGATCTTGCGGCAGAATCGTCCCTACTCGGGGCGATGCTTTTAAGTCCATCAGCAGCACTTGTTGGTGTTGAAAGCTGTATTGTAGAAGATTTTTATTCACCACCCAATGCAAGTATTTTTGGTGCTATTCAAAGACTTGTTGAAAGGGGTGCGTCTGTTGATGCAATTACCGTTTCAGCAGAAATGGGTAGTCCAGATTCAATAAACAAACTTATTTCTCTTACGCTTGATGTTCCAAACCAGTCGTACGCAGCTGACTATGCAAAAATTATTGTTACGCATAGCGCTTCAAGAAAACTTATGCGCCACTTTGGTGAAGGCATTGAACTGGTGCAGACAGGCGCAGACCCATACCTTCTTGCAGAAGGAACAGAAAAGTTTGTTACCACTATCGGTGCAGTTCGCAACACAGAACCAGAGTCATTAACAATTCAAGAACTTTCTATGCGTGCTGATGATTTAGCACCAGTAGTTATCCCAGGAATGATGCATCAAGATTACCGAACCATTGTTGTTGCTGAAGAAGGTGCTGGTAAGTCGTTGATGTTGCGAACCATTGCTATGTCTGCTGCACAAGGGTTTCACCCATTCAGTCATCAAGAGATAAAGCCGATTCGAGCGCTTGTTGTTGACCTTGAAAACCCAGCGCAAGCCATTCTTCAAACAGCAGAACCCTTTGACAGGCATCTTCAAATGCGAAACCCAAGCGGTTATGACCCTGAACGTTTTCGTGTATGGAGAAAGCCAGGCGGTATTGAGATTCGTCGCCTTGCTGATAGAGCAGAACTTCAAAGAGAGATTGCGTTTCATAAACCTGACCTTGTTTGCATTGGACCAATTTATAAAATGTATCGTCGTGGTGCCAATGAGTCTTATGAAGATTCAGCAGACGAAGCTATGGGCGTACTTGACGATCTTCGCATGAAGTATGGATTCGCTTTGGTTCTTGAACATCACGCAGCAAAAGGTCGAGCAGGAGAAAAGCGTGACTTAACACCAATGGGTTCACAACGTTGGATGGCGTGGCCGGAGATTGGTATTTCTCTTTACAAAGAAACCTCAGACCCAACCGTACTCAACGTGAAGCGTTATAGAGGTGACCGTTTAACTGGTGTAAACTGGCCCGACAGAATAATCAGAGACAAAGTTTGGCTATTAGATGGCGTTTGGACGCCTGCAAAGGATATTACAGAATGACATGCGTAGTCGCTTACACAACAGATAAATATTGTTACATTGCTTACGATGCCGCGGCAAGTGATGGAGAGCAATTGGTGGCATCAATTACACCAAAAGCAGTAGCTCATGCTGGTAATGGATTAATTGGTTCAGCTGGATCGTGGAGAATTATTAACATGATTTCAACGCTTAAGGCACGCAAGTGTAGCCCGCAAACAATTGTGACAATGTTAAAGGGAATGAAAGGCGAAGAAGAATCGGTAAAAGAAGCAGACGTTATTTGTGCCTGGCCTGGACGACCCTTGGTCTTAGTGCAAAGTGATTTAGCGGTAATAGAACTTGAATCATCATTTTATGCAATTGGGTCAGGTTCAGCATATGCGCTTGGTTATTTAAACGCATGTGAAAAAATTGGACCCGAACAATTGATTGCAGCAGTAGAGTGCGCAACAAAGTACGACATGTACGTATCAAAACCAGTTAGTTTGCTTAAATGCACAGCAAAAAAAACATCAACGGATAGAAAGATGCTCGGTGAATAACACTAATTGGATGGATGACGGGGATTGTCGTCAAACAAATCTTGATTTTTTCTCAATAGAAGCAACAGAAGAAATGTACAATATTTGTAAAAATTGTCCAGTGAATAAAAGTTGTTTTAATCACGCTATAAGATATGAGTCTTTTGGTTTTTGGGCGGGGACAACAGAAAAAGAAAGATTTAAGATCAGAAAGAAATTAAACCTAGAAGAACCAAGATACCTACCGTCAACCTCCCTTGGTCGAACTCCTACAAAGAATAAAACTAAAGTAAAAAATATTGAACATGGCACAGAACGCGGGTATCAACTTCATATTAAAAGGAGACAACCCTTTTTAGATGAAAACAATTTGTTTTGTGGATGCAAAGAAACACACAAAGAATTTATTAGAAACTACAGATTAAACAGAAAGAGAACAGCATGATATTTTTTAACCGCAAACGCAAAAAAGAAAGCATGAAAAGACACCCAAGCTACATTTGGAATAAACCTCTTGATATTACAAAAATTAACGACTCAACGTTTTATGTTGACACCAGAAAACTTAGGAGAGATGGAGAATGACAGACGAAGAAATTTGGGCAAGTCATTATCCAGACATAAAAATACCTGGTAGTTCTGAACCCTTAGAAGGAAAATGTGGCGCAAAGATAACTTCAAAAGAGGCTAGGGAGATTAACCTTGTTCGTTACTGCACCAAGAAAGCAGGAATGGGTACAGATCATCTAGGAGAAGGTACTTGCAAATGGCATCTTGGTTCAACAATGCGACACACAAGGGGTGCTGTTAATAGGCTTATGAAACAAGAGCTCACCGCTCTTTCTGAACGTCTTGAACAACCTGAACCCATAGGCCCCCCAGAAGTTGAGGCGTGGCTACTTGCTTCAAAGATGAAACAATGGACTCTTATTCTTGAAGAAAAGATGAGCGAATTAAACGGAATCATGGAAGTAACCGACAAAGCTGGAGTAGAACACGTCAGGGCTTTGATCGAAGTTATGGAACGTGCATGGGAACGTTATCAAAACGCTTTGGAATTTATGTTGAAGTTTGATTTAAAGAAACGTGTTATTGAACTTGAAGAACATCAAGCCAATCTTGTTGGTGCTGCTTTTATGGCAATCATTCTTAGTAGAGATTTAAAACTTAGTGAATCGCAAATTGAAATTGCTCGCAATATGTTTGTTCAAAAACTTACTGAACTTGGTGGCGATCTTGAGCCAAGTTGGATGAGAGATATCATTGACGGTGACATCGTAGATTAATAGACGTTAAAAAACCCGGTCCTACAACATCAAGAAAGTAGGACCGGGTTTTTCTATGCCTTAAATGCTTTCAGCGTACTGACGTTCCTCGCCAACGTAACGAACATAAATGTTCCATGTGCCGTTCTCGTTCATACGGCTGGTTGCTTCATAAGGAAGTGTTTTTCGGTCAACACCCTTCAGGGTGATTACACCTATAAGAGTGCGAAGAGCTTGTCCTGAGTCTCCGCCTGTT